TTGTTTATAATCCTGCAATTAGTGTCTTAGCTGGTACAACAGGTGATACATTAGCACTTGGTTTTACGGGTGATTCAGATTGTTATTATGTATTAAATGGTGATATTATCGAAGGTTTTTCAACCGTATGGCCAGCAGGACAAATAGTTGATGTCGAGCCTGTTCCATATGCTTATGGATCAAGATATGATGTTCTTTATCTTACTAATGAAAATACAGTTAATATACTTCATGGTACAGCTTCTAATTTAGTTGACGGAGCAGTTAAACCAGATTATGTCTATGCGTTAGAAACAACCGCAATTGTTGGTTATATACATATCGTTAATTCAGGTACTACTGCAAATATGACATATTATCCTGTTGCATTAGATAGTTCTAATTTTATACCTATTAGTTCAGTTGCAGGTTATGGCTTATCAATAACAGATAGTTCTGATGTTTTAGGTACATTTATGGATATAGAATTCCTTGGCACTTCCGGTAAAACTGGTGTATATAATGATTATCATTATATTAGATCAATACAAGTTTTCAATGAAATATACGATAGAATAACAACAGAAAGTGTTATGGTTAGATCTCCGTTTACAAGCGGTGATAAAGTTCCAGTTATTTCAGTTGTTCCAGTCGGTGCAACAGTTTCAACGAACGCTAAACTTAGAATATATGTAGATGAGGCTTCTACTTGTTATAGTGGTACAGATTTCTTATTATATTATGTAGATAATGAATTTTTGTTACACGATGAGATAATAGATACATATAGTCTTGAAACTAGATATGATCAATTAGGTACTACTACAACAGTTGGTATAGTTGCAAAATATTCACAATTATATAAAGATTATTATAATGGTGTTATAAATAATTTAGATTATTTCTATGTTAATAATAATAGTAGTACTACTTATAAGATTTTTTTGAAAATGTTTATGGACTCAAATGATGTTTTGACTGTTAATTTCTTATCATCACTTAATCCTGATGTTACTTATGGAGTTGATGATCAAGCTTGGGAAGATGCAAATAGATATAATTTCCAATTAGTTGTTCATTCAAATAGATTAAATTGGGAACAATCAGTAGAAATAGTAGATTGGTATGGTGAAGATCTTACAACTTGTCAACAAATTTGGGTTGATAAAAATAGATATTCAGAAGTAACTAAAGGTAGTTATTTATCTGCTTACTATGATGAAGAAAATTGGGAACCTCCTACCGGAGAAGGTTATTTAGATGGATCAGTTCCTAGAAAAATGACCAGAATTATAAAAGTTAAGAATGACCCAAATAATGTAGATTTAAAAATACTTTATACAGATGCACCTATTAAAATAGAGGATTATAATTTAGACGTTGTAGGTGTTGATTATCAAACATTCACATATCCAACAGTTGATAAATATGTTGAAGAATATAAAGGATTGAAAATATCTCCATTCCTTGTACATCAAGATTCTATTCCTAATGGTACAGACGAAAGACAAAATGAAATTCTTAATGTTATCTCTATGGATAAAAATCTTGCTAAAGCATTAGCAGATAAAAATAAAATCAGTTGGAGATATCTAGTTGATTCATTTGGTCTTGGACTTGAACCTATTGAAAATTATGGTTCAAAACAACAATTGGCTGACCTTTGCGGTATGAAACTTAATTGTCTTGGATTCCTTAATATGCCAAGTGCAAGAATGTTTAAAGAATCTACTAATCCTTCATTTATTAATGATGATGGTACTCTTAATGTTGAATTTATTAAGAAAGGTGCTGATGAAACTAAGAACCCTGATTACTATTATCAATTCGCCCAAAAACATGGGGATATTGATGGTAGAAGTTGCGTAGGTTATTTCTTCCCATATATTAGAATATATGACAACGGTATTCCTAAATGGATTCCACCTGCATCATACGCAGCAACAACTTATATGGAGAAATTTACTGCTAATGTGGCTGGTGTTGTACCTTGGACAATTTGTGCAGGTATAGTTCACGGTAGAGTTTCAAACGTTACTAAAACTGAAATGGATTTTACTAATACTGATCTTGAACATTTACACGCAATGAACGCTAATCCAATTGTTTATAAATTAAACAATGGCTATACCATTGGAGATGATGCTACAGCACAAGTGTTCCCTTATAGCTCACTTAGCTTCATGCACTCAAGAGAGGTTCTCATCGAACTTGAAAATGCTCTTTATGATATGTTACTTAGATATCAATGGGGTTTCAATACACCAGAAATTAGAGCAGAAATTAAATACCGAGCTGATAAAATTTGTAAAGACTTATTAGATAACGATGCATTCTACGATTTTTGGAATGTTTGCGATGAATCTAATAATACAGATTATGTAATAGACCTTCAGATGGGCGTGCTTGATACTTATGTCGAGATTGTAAAAGGCATGGGAATTATAGTTAATAATATTACAATTATGAAGAAAGGTGATATTCAATCTAGAGGTTTTAAATAATTGATTTTAAGTATTTTACGATAAAGGGAAAATGAAAATTTTCCCTTTTTTTTTTGTTAAACTTTTAACAATTAATATTATATATAGGAATAAAAGAAACATATATTATGAATAAGGAAACATTTATACAAAATGTCGATACTTCTGGTAAAATGTTTAGAAAAAATTATTTAGAGAAATATTTTCCAGAAATATTACAAGAAATTATAATATTTATAAATACTTATAATTTGGATGAAATTCCATTTAATCAACAAGTATATCATTGGTATAACGATATAAAAGAATATAAAAAATGTTATTGTGGTAATAAAGTTCAATTTAAAAATAGCACTATTGGTTATTATGAATATTGTTCAAAAGAATGTATGAATAAAAGTAATAAAGTTAAAACTAATAGGGCAAATACAAACATTAATAAATTTGGCTTTAAAACTCCATCAGAAAATTTATCAATTAAAAATAAAATTATTAATACCAATTTAGAAAAATATGGTGAAAAATCTCCTATATTAAACAAAAATATCAAAAATAAATCCCAAGAAACTTTAAAAAAAAATTATGGCGTAGATAATCCACTAAAATCAAAAGAAATTTTAAATAAAGTCAAAAATTCGCTTTTAGATAAATATAGTGTTGATAATCCTAAAAAATCTGAAACTATAAATAATAAAATAAAAAAAACTATGCTTTCAAGATATGGCGTAGAATATGCATTACAAAATACTGATATAAAAAATAAAGCAAAAGAAAAACAATTGTTGACGTTATCTAAAATTATTAGAGAATATTATAAAGAATATAATATAATAGAAATAGATAATAAAAATAAAGTTTATAAAATAGAATGTGATAAAGGACATGTATTTGAAATTGATTATGTTTTATTAAATTCTAGAAGAAGAATAAACACATTGATTTGTACAGAATGCAATCCAGTAAATAAGAGTATATCAGGTTTAGAAATAGAATTATTTCAATTTATAGAATCTAATTATAATAGTGAAATATTAATTAAAGATAAAAGTTTGATAGATAAAGAATTAGATATTTATCTACCACAACTTAATATAGCTTTCGAATTTAATGGTTTATGGTGGCATAATGAGTTAAATAAGACTGAGAATTTTCATTTAGAGAAAACAGAATTATGTCATAATAAGAATGTTCAACTTTTTCATATTTGGGAAGATGATTGGTTATATAAAAAAGAAATAGTCAAGTCTATGATATTAAATAGATTAGGTAAAATACAAAATAAAATTTATGCTAGAAAATGTGAAATAAAACAGATTAAGAATCCTAAATTAATTAGAGATTTTCTAAATAATAATCATATACAAGGTTATACTACGTCTAAAATAAATATTGGACTTTATTATAATAATGATTTGGTTAGTTTAATGACATTTGGTAAAAAACGAATAGTAATGAGTCATAAAAATGTGAATAATGAATGGGAATTAAATAGATTTTGTAATAAGGTTAATACTAATATTATTGGTGGTGCTTCAAAATTATTTAAATATTTTATTGAAAATTATAATCCAATTGAAATAATAACTTATGCTAACAGAAGTTATTCTATTGGAAAGTTATATTATAAATTAGGATTTGAATATATACATAAAACAAAACCAAATTATTATTATGTTGTTGATAAAATACGGAAGCATAGGTTCTCATTTAGAAAAAATTTTTTAATTAGAAAAGGTTTTGATCCTAAAAAGACAGAACATGAAATAATGTTAGAAAGAAAAATTTATAGAATTTATGATTCTGGACAATTAAAATTTATTTGGAAAAATAAAAATTTGTGATTTTTTTTTATATATAAAATATATGAAAGTGACCCAGAACAAGGAAAAAAGAGAAATTAAATTTCTCTTTTTTATTTATATTTAAATCTTAGATTTCCAGAATCATAAATTCTATAAATTTTTCTTTCTAACATTATTTCATGCTCAGTCTTACTTGAATCAAATCCTTTTTTAACTAATTTATCTTTACGAAAATTAAATCTTTGTTGCCTAATTCCATCAATAATATAATAATAATTTGGATCAGTTTTATTTATAAGTTTGAACCCTAATTTTTCATATATTTTTCCTTGACTATAACTTCTATCAGCATACGTAGTAATTTCTTTTGGATCATAATTATCGATAAAATATTTGAATAATTTTAAAGATCCATCAACAACGTTAGTGTTTAATTTATTGCAAAATCGAAGTAAATCATATTCGTTAGTTCCTTTTTTATTTGTTGCTACTCTACAGTCACCAAAAATCATCAAACTAACTAATTCATCATTATAAAACAACCCAATTTTAACTTGTGAACCAATATATCCTTGAATATGATTTTTTTCTAGAAAATTTCTAACTATTATATTATCATTAATTTCTTTAATTTCACATTTTACAGCATGTATCTCATTTTCTATTTTGTTTAATTTATTTAATATCATAGACTTGATTATTTCTTTTTTATTTAACCAATCATCTTCGTAAATATGAATTAGTTGTATACCTTGTTTTTCACATTCTTCTGTTTTATTTAAGTGATAATTATTTTCTTTATTTAATTCATTATGCCAAAATAATCCATTAAATTCAAAAGCTAATTTAAATTCGGGTAAATAAATATCTAATTCTAATGGTGGTATAATGTTTCTTTTATTTGATTCTACTTGAATTTTTATATTTTTTAAAAAATCATAAAATTCTTTTTCTAGCATAGACGTATATTTAGTGTTACAAATAGTACATAATTTAATATTGGTACGTTTTCTATTTTGGAAAAGGTCAAATGATATATCAAAAATATGATTTTTACCACAATCACAACTAAATGACATTTTTTTATTAATATAATTTATATTTGTTATATTTTCATATTTTGATAAATTTTTTTCCATTATTGATTTATAATATTTTTCTCGAACATTTTTATTTTGACTTGGATAATACACACCTAACTTTTTAAAGTTTGTGTTTTTCATTTTTTCTTGAATTTCTATAGATTGTGCTGCATGCTTTACTCCATATTTTTTTAAATTGGTTTTATAAGTTTTTTCTTTTATAATTTTAGATTTTTGAAGATTATCAACACCATATTTTTTTAATAAAGTATTTTTAGTCTTGTTCATAACTTTTTCGTTATTATGTGCGCATTTATGAGAACAATGATTAGAATATCCTTTCGAAAAATTTATGAATTTAACTGGATTTCCACAATAACATTTTTTAATATATGGTATATCATGAAGATAATGATATTCTTTTTGTATAAATTTTAAATCTATTAAATTGTTCATCGAACAATACTTTAATACCTTTAAATGAAAAGATTTATAATGAATTTTTATATATGATTCCTTAAACATTTTTCCAGAATTATCATTTAATTTTAATAGATCTTCTATGTTCATAGTTAGGTTACAATTATTTTACTTATTATATATATAAATATTTTTTTGTGGTTTTTTATTTTTTAGTGTAAAATATTAATTAATATGTTAATTTTCAAGATTTTTTATCAAAATTAATTTTTTATTAAGTATGAAGGGTGTTTTTTAATATATAACATAAAAATATAAAAAATAATCTTTAAACTATGCCATTAGCACATTTTACAGCAGTTGATTCCCATCATGAATTATGGGAACCTATTTACAAAAATTTGTACGAAGTAACTATTATTTTACCTCAAGTACTTCAAACAATACATCCTAACGCAACACATCTTTTGATGGAAAATTGTAAAACAGCAAAATTTCCAACTTATCCTGCAATTGAATCACAAACGCAAAGATTTAAATTTTCAACCAGAGTCTTCCTTAGTTCACCACAACAAACACATATTGAAGACTTGGCTCTTGGGTTTAACTTAAACCAAAACGATGATTATCAAATCTTCTGTTTTAAAATCTTGAAAGATTGGTTTGACCTTGGTTGGAATAATGAAACTGGTACTTTGCATTATAAGAAAACTCTTTGTGGTGATATTATAATTCATGGTCATGATAAAGAAGGTAAAGTTATCCGTAGAGTAACTTATCATAATGCACAATTAAAACAAATCGCAGGATTTGACGAAGTAAACTGGGAATCAGCATCAGATATTCACGATTTTACTTGTACTTTTGTTGCAGATTATTGGGAAGATTTCTACTATTAAAATTTTTGAAAAATTATTAAATTTAAAGGATTTTTATATATATTATAAAAATCCTTTTTTTATGCACAAAAAATGTAGAATATGTGGCAAAATTAAAAGCATAGATGATTTTCATAAAAAGAAAAACACGTCTGACGGTCACAGAAATGAATGTAAAGAGTGTGTTAAGGATATTCTAAATAAATATAAGGAAGCACCAGGATTTAAAGAAAAACGAGCAGAGTATGATAAGATTCGGTATGAGGAAAATCGTGATAAAATTTTAAAAAGGAAAAAAGAGTATCATATTGAAAATCAACAAAAAATTTTATCTTATAAAAAAGAATACAGGCAGGAGCATAAAGATGAAATTAAAAATTGGAGAATTAATAATTTAAATAAATTTGCAGAAGGACAGGCAAGATATAGAAAAAGATACCCCCACATAATAGCTTGGCGATCAATATTATATTCAACTCTTGATAGATTAGGTACACATAAACAGGGTCATACAATAGATATGTTAGGTTATTCAGCGTTAGAATTAAAACATCATATTGAAGATCAATTTTTACCAGGTATGAGTTGGGAAAATTATGGTGAATGGCACATTGATCATATAAAAGGTGTTATTAATTTTGATTCAAATACAGATGTTAAAATTGTGTGTGCTTTAGAAAATTTACGACCGTTATGGGCAACAACCAGGGAAGTAGACGGTGTTATATATGAAGGAAACTTGAACCGATCTAAATTTTCAGAATAATTTATTTTTAATTTTAAACCTTTACACATTTATATAGTCAAACTATTATAATAATTAAAAAGGATGTATAGAAATGAAAAATAGTAGAATGAAATTATCGGAAGTGGGTAAAGAGCTCCCGTTTAGTGTACCTGAAGGCTATTTTGATAATTTTTATACAAATCTCAAATCAAAACTTGATGAAGATTCTTTTGAGCCGATTAAAAAGCAGAAAGTTTTTTATTTAAATTTTAAGCGGTCTGTTGCAGTAGCGGCTACGATATTTTTATTTATTTTGATGTTAGTTCAACCTACTGATATTAAAAGAACAAATGATTATAGTATAGAGGATTATTTTTTAGGTATGGATGACTATAGTTTATATTCATTATTTGAGCCTGTAGAAGAAGAATTGAGTGAAGAAGAGATTTTTGATTATTTAAGTTTAACAGTATCTGATTATGAGTTATATGTTGAATTAAACAAATAAAATAAATAAATAATATGAAAAGAAAAATTTTTTTAACAGTGGTAGTAGCATTATTTATGTCTTTTTTGAGTAATGCTGAAAATTTAGAGACTCCTTTGAAATTGGAGAAGTGGATGATTGAAGATGATTATTGGGCAGTAGAACCAGTATTAAAAATCGAAAATTGGATGTTAAATCCTTATTACTGGTCTTTAAATGATTCAAATTTAAATTATGAAAAATTTGAAGGTAGGTTTGAAGGTAAAAGGTTTGAAGGTAAAAGATTTGAAGGTAAAGATTT